TGTTCTTAAATCAATCCAGCCGTCATTAGCTGAATTACGCATTTTCAAAATATTATTACTTGTATCAGCCCACAACATATATGCAGCAGTGGTACTAGGAGCAGAACCAGAACTGTTATTTGTTAATATCGCTTGCAGTACATTATTTAAATCAGTTCGGACATTAGCTCCAGTGGAGTTATCTATAACATAATCGTGAGTAGCCATTACCTAATCCAATTTTTTATCTAAGTATATCTTAATTCAATACTAACTACCACGCCCAAATCCCGTTGCAGCATATTTGAAATTTCTATTAACAAAACTGGAGCCATTCTTTATATCAATCGTAAATCCCGTTCCAGAAATACTTGACAAGGCAAAGAAATCTCCTGATTGTGCATTTTCTATCGTAATTCCAATATTAGGCAGATAAGCAGAAGTAGATCCTCCAAGTTCAGAGGTTCCTGTAAAAAAAGGATGCTGGAACGTAACTGCTTTACTTGACGTACCAGATGCAATAGCAGTATTTACAGTTTCAGTTCTACTATCAAGTTCTGCTGTATAGCCTAATTGATCTATCTCGATAGATTGTGCAGGGTCATCTGAATCCATTTCACATCTAAATCTAAATCCTCTACCAATAAATGTTCCATTGGCAAGTGTGTTGAATTTAGTAAATCCTGCTCCGATATTACAACTGCTACTGGATATTGTTGCACTAGATGATGCAGTAACAGTAAAAGTACTACTGCTTGGTACAGATTGAACCTCAAAATATCCATCTGTTGCACCACCACTTGTAAAATCAATATCGACAAAAGTACCAATGCTAAATCCATGACTAGATTTTGTCACTGTGATTGTCGTTCCAGATTGTGTATAAGTAGCAGAATCAGATGTAGCTGGATCGCTGTCAGTTGTTGCTACTAACAGTTTTGCATTGACATCAAAAGCAGTAGCACCATCAAAGTCTGTCCAAGTATCAATATTTGCAGTTCTTTTATCAATCAAATCATTAGGATAAAAACCTTGTGTAACAAAATGACGTTTTAACCTAAGTGGTTGCTTGCCACCTAAATCTAACTTGGAAGCAAAATCATAATGACCACCAGTAATATCAACAGCACCTAAGAAGTCAAAGTCAGCAATAGCATCGAAATCACTAACAGAATCTAATGTTTCTAACGATCCAAGGACAAGGCCATTTACCTCATCACTAAAGAAACAATCAACTTTATCTCCAGCAAAAGGTGTTGCATCAGTATCTTCTCTATCTGCCAATACAAGTAATTTAGGTACAGGATCAGGAGTCGTTACGACAACAGAAGTCTCTCCAGCACTTAATCTGCCACCATCATCTCTGAACTTAAGAATATACTCTCCATCAACTGCTGGTACTAATGTCTCAGATACGTTTCCTGGAAGAGCAGGAATAATATCAACAGAATTAGTAAATGTACCCGTTCCATCTGTAAGGTTACTATGGCGAACAACCACGTTTCCACCATGAGTTACATCAATATCTGTAGCCTTATCAAAACGTAGTCGTACAAACTGATCTGAGACTGGTTCGACAAGTAATCCTGTAACATCTTGTGGTAATGCTGTCTTACCAACAGCTTCAAAAGTTAAATTAGTAGAAGTTGCTGATAGTTGATCTAAAACATTGTATGAAAAAACTTGGATCGTATAAGTTCCTTTTCTACTGTTCATTATTTCAAAGTCAGGTCTTGATACCTTTTCACTTATAAAGTTCTCATCTTCAAACCTGTAATTAACTTGATACTGCACAACACCGACAATAGGTTGCCAGCTAATAATAATCTTCGATACAGCCTGATTATTAATAGGGAATATTCTTTCAACAGCATTTAAAGCAGAAGGAGGTTCAGTAAGAGAATTTAATTTCGATACTGTTCTTGCTGTTAATGCTTCGCCATCTTCGATAAACGCATACTTACCTTCAACATAAGACAATGCCGTAATTGAATAATTAATGCCATCTTGTTCTTCTACTGTGATTACTCTGAATAATTGGGATTGAGTAGTGACGTTAGATATAAGAAAGTTTGCATTTACATTAGGAGTCTGAGAAAAAGCAGAACTTACAGTGATAGTACCGCCTGAGACAGATGAGATTGCCTTACTTTCAAACGATCCATCGGGTAAAATCACGGCTAATGTTGCATCTCCAACAGGATTACCACTTGCATCTACAGCTAAATCAGTAGCAGAGGTATCATCAACAGTAACAACAGTGGTAGAAGTAACAGCAGATAATCTTCCTCCTCTCCTTATTCCTGCTCTTACAGGATCTTGAATCTCAATAATCGCACCTGGTCTTACAACCACACCAGAGTCAACAGAAGTATTGAAAGCAACAACTTCTGATTCATTTTGTTCTGCAAATAATATTGCTTTACCTAACCTTCTGGCTTGACCTCTTGAAGTACAAGCAAATGCTTTTACTTGTTTTACAACAGTGCCAATTTTAGATATTGCAGTTGCATCTTCAACAACTTCAAAGTCAACTTCCTGACTATCCATGTTGAAATATGAAACAGATATAACACTATGTCTAGTTTTTAAACTACTTCCAGAATATGAAAATCCATCTTCTGTTACGTTTGAAAGATTAAATAAATAACTGGGATCTGTAGGTTTATCTTGTGTAATTGTTATTGTTCCAGCAGACCATATCGGCATACATCTCATCACTCCTGACAAATCATTTATCAGTTCAAATGCTTCTTTCGGACTTTGAATATTTACATTGCAGCTAAATCTGGCTTCCTGTCCTCCAGCACCATCATCAACAAGAGTGTTAGCAAACTTACTGGCATTTACAAAACTAAAAAGATCAAGAGAACTATCTGTTATGTGATCTCCAAATCCATATCTTGAAGTCGTAAGAAGATCGAGTAGTACCATTGCAGGGCATGAAGTCCATACAGCAGCACCCATTACTCCATTGAAAATATATCCACTTGGATAAATAATTCTTCCTGTCTGCAAATCAACCCGTGGAATAGCAGTATAAGTACAAGTAGATACTCCAACAGTTTGCGAAGTTCCTGATTGAAATACAAAACTATTTGCATTTTCAACAAGAATAATTGTATAAGTACCATTTACACCATTACCAGAGGTTGCAACAAAAGAAATTTTATCTCCTACAGATAATCCGTGATTGTTGTTGCCTACAGTAACATTAAGAGCAGCTTGAGAATAATCAGCCGTAACAACATTAGAACCTGCTCCTGGGATTCTTACTTTGATACCTCTAATCCTAAATTTACGAGCAGGAATAGAACTAAACTGCATCGAATCTAGTCTTATCGAACTATATGCACTATTTAGATAAGTTGAAGCGTCATCAATAATCTCTCCAATACTTGTCCACTGGAAGCTATCTCTTAAATTAGTATCTGTGCTATCTGCTGTAACTCTACTAACTCTTATATCAACAGGAAACGCACCAGTAATATTTACACGATAATCTTTTTGGTACGCATCTCCACTTCTACCTCTGATGGTGTCGGTAATGACATCTGTAAAACCACCAGAATTATATTGAACAGCAATCTTAAGTTGAACAGAAGAACCTAATAAATCTCCAGCATCAGTAGCTTTCTGAAGTTGTGGAAATGTAATAGATACTTTTACAGCATCAACATTAGTATTTGTTACCTGACGAGTAACAGGAGTGCTTGCAGTAACTTCTACACCAACACTTGTTGTTCTTACACTACTTTCAATTCCAGGTATTTTTGTCTGATCTCCAGTACCAAATCGAGGAGTAAATACAACATCTTGAAAATTAAAATCAATAGTTTGTGGATTAACAGAATCTGCTGTTGATCTTAATACTGGAGTATCATTAAGAAAAACATCTTTTAATGCAGCATTATTGTATGCAGTTGTACCTTTTGTTCTGCCTTCTTTTGATGCTGTTGCAAAACCTTCTATCTCTCCTTCTGATACAAGATCAAGAAAAGTAGCAAATTGTCTGCTATGTAATGTATCAGGTTCTCTAGTCGGTTGAGGTGGTGAGGGAGGTGGGTTGCTACCACCGCCACCGCCACCGCCAGAACCTTTAATTGGATATTTTTCTTGAATCATGCTTGTACCTGTTCAGTATCAATACCACCACTTATTACAACACTACCAGTAAATATCTCTCCGTAAACTAGAGGAACAGGAGTTCCTGCTCTTCCTGTTTGCTGCGTTCCACCAAAACTAAATGACAATCTAGGATCTTCTTCTGATTCAAAACTAGGAGGTTTAGGAACAGGAAAAAGCATTTCGCTAACACCAGACAACAACAAATAACCTCCAACATAAGCTATTGATTTATTTAAAAATGCACTACCTAATAACCCTTCTTTGAAAGTTAAACCTGATTGTAGACTAAAACTTGCACCACCTGATAAAAATACAAATCCAATTAATGCTGCTCCCAATAATATTTTTCCAAAACCTCTACCAGCACCAGCTATAACAGGAATAAAATGTATATCTTCCTGTCCAATAGGATGAGATAACTCTGATTCATCTACTGCATAATTACCAACTTTTACCTGATAATGTTTTGGACTCATATATTTTTCTACACCTTCAAAATTATTTATCAGAAAACTAACAGCATGAGCTAATGTATCTACTTTTACCTCAAATTCTTTATGTCCTACAAACTTTGCAAGTTCTCCGTATAATTTTATTTTACGAAGCATAACGATACCTCTTTCCTGTACATTTTAACAACCACGGAGAATATGGTTCTCTACAAGATAGTCTATCGGTTAAATGATGTAATACCTCATCTCCAAGAAAAATAGCTACATGATTTAAAGTTGAATCTAAAATACTCATCAATAAAACATCTCCAGTTTGTAACTTTTCATCTGGTCTAAGTTCTCTAAATCCTGTCCGCCAAGCATAACTTTCAAATAAAGGATCTTTCATAAATTCTTCTGGAGTGATGGTTCTTTCATAATCTCTTAACTCTATACC